TGGGTTTGCTGAACCAGTTGAAGATCTACTTTGCTGCAAACAAATATAAACTTCGTTATCTTCTGTAAGAACATAATATGGATTTGTTGGATAACCCTCTTGCTTGTCATTCCACGCTGAATATATCGTACCTGAAGACCAGTTGTTACGAGTGATAACCATTGAAGAGGCTGTAATCTTTTTAACTGATTCAAGGTTTCCTCTTCCGACTCTTTCTTCGAAAGTGTGACGTATAGGAATAGCTGTAGTATCAGCTGAATCATATGTGTCAGTCTTACCAATTCCAATATAGAATTCGTTTGCATCACCTGAAAGCTGAACTTCAGTAAGTAAATCTTGTGCTAGCTTTCTCTTTAAAGGGTCTGTTACAATTGCGCTCATATTATGCCACCGTAGTTACTGATTGATTTCCGCAAAGGAACCAATTGGCTCCATCCCAAATACATGTTGCTGCTTCGTTTTGAGCAATTGCAAAACTAGTACCTGCGGCAAAATTGGCTGGAGTTACTGTTGCTACTCCAGCACCTTTGTTTGAGAATATTTTTTGTTCACCTACAACAGTGCCGTCTGCTAGACTTACTGCTAAGGCTGAACCTTTATTACATATAATATATGATGCGGCAGTTGAGGCTGCACCATTTGCTGTTATTGTAACAGCTTTAAGCGAAAACTTAGATTGAATATCTACTGAACCTGTGCCTTTACCAGCAAGTTCCAGATTTAAGTTTGTTCCACCACCAACTGCGTCGACGGTTGGATTACTGCCTGATGCCGCGTTACCAATTGCTACATTGTTAATTGCTGAACCAGCTTTAGTAAATGTGATAAGCTCGTTAGCAGATGAATCAAGAATCAATCCTAGTTTACCAGAATTAATTGTTGGTCCATCAAGAGTTTTAGCACTCAGGGTTTGAGTAGCGGCGTTAAGTGTAACAATACCACCAGCATCGGGTAATTGAATTTGACGATCAGCGGATGGATTAACTGCGGTGAGACGAGTCTCGTTACCATCTGCAGTAGCACCTTCAAATACTACAGCACTATCTTCAAGTGTAATTTGTGAAGATAGGGTGTCGCTGTCTGTACCTAAAAAGCGGTAGAGCTCTACGAAGTTCGCATTAATTTTTGTACCGGCTGTGCGGAGAGTATCTCCGTTACCATCATTGGCTGATGAGCCTATACCTAGATTTTGTCTTGCCATTTTCTAATCCTGTTTAGCTTATTTATATCGCAGAATCTGATGAAAGCCGCGTAAAGAAGTCATTATCCAAAGTTTCTATTGTCATTGCAAGATCAGGTCTACCTGAGTTGGCGCTGTCATCCAGTGTGAATGAGTTCGGATTGAGCAATGTTTTAATATCGTCGTAGTATGTAATCCAGTCTGCAGCTGTAAGATCTGAATCAACTGTGTAATAGAACAATTCTTGTTGACGGAAATCGATACGGAATGTTGTACCATCGCTTGAATCTTGTAATCCAGTGTGTTCACCAAAAAGTGTACCGGTTGCAAAAGATGCTGTACCAGCAAAAATAGGATCGGCGGCTGGTTCTTCGAGCGGGTTGTGCAAGGTGATTGCCGGTGTCAACAGTCCTTCACCTGATAAGGTAACATCACCTGCAAAATGAAATCCTGCTGGATGAACGAACCTTTTATATAAATCTTGATAATCTGATACTGATAGACCAGACTTAATTAAGATTGACAGTACCTGAAACCGTTCTGCATCTTGTATTTTCTTTTGAGAATCAAATCCTATTTGATCTGTACCTACAAGAAAGATATCTCTTTTAGGATATTGAACTTCAACTTCTTCTCCAAAAAATCCACGAAAGAATCCTTCTGCAGATGGAGCTGTACCTTTTTGTTGATAGAAATTACCGAGTAACCTAGCCATCAACCTTGGATTTTTAAAGAAAGATGATTGTGTTAATCCGTTACCAATCTCACCAATAATTTCATCTAAAAAATCTTCATCAGTGTCTGGAATATCGCGTGCTTTAAATAAGTCTTGAGTTTTCTGATGGAAATTATATTTGCCACCATCGCTATCAAGAAACTCTTCATACGCTTCCATAAACGAAACGAACTTAGGATTATCCGCTTGGAACCACTCAGGCAAAGCAGTTGTAACATCTGCTCTTTTGAGTACTGGGTCTCGTCTATTTTTGTCTACTGATGTTATTGCCATGTTATGTTGTCAATGTTGTTGTTGTGTTTTGGAAGTCGACTGTACCAGCAGCTGATGTAACTGCAGTATCTAGATTAATTATATAATTTCTAAGTGGTTTAATAGTATTTTGATTTGCTGGAGTAACAGAGATATCTATTGATTCTCCATTGAATGCTGTTACGCTACTACCAAATCCATTGAGCACTATCTTTCCAGTAGTTTGATTATAACTTCCGATGTTGTCTTGTATAACAACTCCATTAGTAGAATCAAATATTTCTAGAGTAGTAGACGATAATCTATTTCTTATAATGCAAGTATTTCCGCTCTGCGTAAATGGTGTAGATGTTACAATCCGATTTACGTCGTCTGGTGCAGCTAATGCAACCGGTAAGAGTAACTCATAGTCTCCAGCCGTGTTCAGCGTCGGTGTGAAGCTTTGTCTCACTTTAACTGTCATGTCAGAGTTCAATATTGCTGGTGATAAATTGTCGATAGTTGTAAGTAACTGTGACCGCCTAAAGATACTATTGAACTTTCCAAGATTTGCTGTAAAGAACGTAGCCATCTCAGTTTTGATATTATCTTGTACAGTGTCAATCGTAAGGTTTGTTAAATCTGGATCAAAATCAAACGTGATACGTAATTCTATAAAGGTGTTGATAGGATCTACGAATTCTGCATCTATCGACATAACTCCTAAGTTAGGAGCAATTACGTTCTGAATAGTATTTTTAGTGTCAGTTTGTACGTCAGCGGAAATACCAGTTTTGAAGTCTAATGAAAGATAAACATCACCAAAAGTTGCAGGGATATTATCTTCTCCGCCCCAAGCAGCAACGTCATCTAATATTGTTGTGAATCTTTGTTTAATAATAGCTTTGTAGTCTTCAGCAGTTACTAATCTTTGTTGAGATGCAAAAGTAATAGGTGCGTTTGACTTGATTGACGCTATTGATTCTTTAGCATCACCACCAGCCGAACTTACAGTTGTAGTGACTGTTGGAGAATAACTAGTTCCACCAATTGCTACTGTGCTGTTTGCAGTAAATGTATTAATAGAGTTTGCGTCGGCGCCGTTCGTTGCAAGATATGTAACAACAATCTTATTTCCTGCAGTAGGTGCTTGGCCAAGTACACTACCATCTCCAAATAGAATTTCAAATTGTCCATTGGGTGTTTCACGAATGATATAAACTTTACTGGTAGTGTCAATCCTTACAACTGTTTCAATATCGTTGTAAGCGTTAAATGTACTAGATGTTGTTGTGTCAAATACTTCAACCTTTAAAGTATTTTTATCTAGATCAGCGTCGGGGATCACATAGACTTGATTTTCATCAGTATCACCGACAAGGAAAGTTTTAGTCTTTTGAGTTCCCTCAGTGATTTGAACAGCTGACAGTCCAGTTGATGTTTTGAATTCAAAAGTTCCAGTTCCGTCATTGACAGCAGAGTGAGCTTCTAATGTTTGAAACGTAAAAGTGCTATCACCAAGAGTTCCAGTGAATGTTGTAAATGCTGGTATGGATGCGCTAGCAGTAACAGTGTCTGTAGTTACAACCTTAAATCCAATAGTGGCAAACGATCCAGTCTTTGACGCTGGATAGTAACCTAGAGTTTCAGCATGAGCTACTACAGAAGATCTTAGCTGAGATGAATTTAGGAATGATTCGTTAATTGCAAAGTTTGCAGTTAATCCATTTAGGTGTGTGTTATATGCTAAGACATCAAGGATGTTGCTTAGGCCTGAAGCTTCGAAGTCATAATCAGAAAACTCTGATTTTGCTTGAATAAATGTTTTTAAGTTCGATTTGATTGTATCAAAATCAAGATCTGAAGATCTAATAACGGCCATTACCTTAACCTCGTGAGATTTATACTTAGTTCTTGTGTTTCTGCAACATTAATAACTTGAAAGATTACTTTTACATTAACTGAGTTTTCATCCGATAGTAATGTAGCTCTTACTTGACGTAATATAGCTCTTGGTTCAAAGTTTGCCATAGCTTGCGCTACTGCATCTTCGATTTCAAGTTCAT